TTATCTTCGGCACTGAGTGGTACTCCTGTTGCCAGCTTGTTGAGCAGCGCCACTACAAATTTATCAACCATAGGATCTGGTGCCATTGGTGCAATACCCGGTGTGGCCAGTCTGACCAGCGGTCTTTCTAGAAGCTCAATTGGTGATGTGGGTGCGCTGGTAGCCACTGCCAGCCGTTTCGGCACCGAAGCGGCCACAGCATGGTCGCAAGGCAACGGTGGAGTCTTGTCCGCTATAACCAGTTCAGTAAACAGTCTGGTAGGTGGTGCAGGTGACAACATATCCAGTCTCACAAGTGCGCTCAATATCACTGGCAAGGCCAGTCAATTTGCCACGACCTTTGCCACACCTGGGGCCAATCTTGGCAATCTAGGAAATTTTGACGCCGGTAGTATAAGTGGACTGGCCGACAGACTTACTGGCAGTGCCTCTGGACTGGCAGATAATCTCAGCGGTGCTGTCACAAACAGCGTGGCTGCGCTGACTGCTGGATTGGGAGGCATAGGAGACAAGCTGACTGGAGGACTAGCCAATTTGTCCAAGTTGGCAGATCTTGGTAGCCTGGGAAAACTAGGCGGCCTTCTTGGCGGTGGTGGTGATGGCCTTGTGTCAGCCACACAGGTAGCAGCCGGTTTTAGCAACACAGTGGATCGTTCCACGGTGGATGCAGCGTTTGTGAAAATTTTAGGCAGTAACAAAATACCAGTTCCCACTTTTGAATACCCGTCTGTTAACAGCCTCAGTCTGGGTGCCGGTCTTGACATTGCCAGTGCTCAAAAAACCTTGCAAAATCTCAAAAGTCAAGGAGGAGCTTTGTTGGCACAAGCATCTCAGATTTCCAGTGTGGCCACTGCTGCAGTGGCCAGTGCCAGGGGCGCTGCAACCAACGCAGGCGGGGTGATTTCTAATGTGTTGACACAAACTATTAGAGGTTAAATACAACATGACAACCTTTATTGGATTCAACACAATCAATCAAAACAAATATTTCACACTGACTGATTTTGAATTGATCAAGCGTGATTTATTGAACGCTTTCAACATCAGACAAGGTGAACTGGTAGGACGGTGTGCATATGGTACAACCTTGTTTGACATGCTGTTTGAAAATCAAACGCAAGACACACTTACTCAAATCTATGCTGAAATACAACGAGTGGCCGCGGGCGATCCGCGTATATATATCAGTGCGCTGGAAGTGTTTCCACAGCAGAACGGTTTACTATTGCAACTAGAACTCACAGTGGTACAGACCACAGATGCACAACGATTAAGTGTGTTTTTTGATCAAAATCAACGAGTGGCCACTTTTGTATAAACTGACCATATAATATTTTCAATAAATACAAGACACTGGAACAAATATGGCCACAACCACAAGACAAACTGTAATATTTGGAGTAGAGGACTGGAAGCGTATCTATCAGACCTATAGAGAAGCTGATTTTCAAAGTTATGATTTTGAAACACTGCGTAAAAGTTTTGTGGACTATTTGCGTCTTTACTACCCAGAAACATTCAACGACTACATAGAAAGTTCAGAATTTATAGCCTTGCTGGATGTCATGGCTTTTATGGGCCAGGCTCTGGCCTTCCGTACTGATCTAAACACTCGAGAAAATTATCTAGACACAGCCGAACGCAGAGACAGCGTGATCAAGCTGGCAAATCTGGTCAGCTATACTCCCTTGCGCAACACAAATGCCAGCGGCTATCTAAAAGTTTTTAGCATCAGCACAACAGAATCCGTGATTGATTACAACGGGATCAATCTGGCCAACTTGACAATCAACTGGGCTGATCCTACCAATCTTGACTGGCAAGAACAGTTCACAGCCATAATAAATGCCAGTCTTGTGAACACGCAGAGATTTGGCCGACCCGGAGTTACTCAATCAATACTGGGCGTTGACACTAGCGAATACACCATCAATCTGGTGCCAGGATTTTTACCGGTGATTCCTTACACAGCCACAATTGACGGAGTAAACATGCCGTTTGAAGCAGTGAATGCCACATCAGCCGGTCAAGATTTTATCTATGAACCAGCACCGTTGCCAGATGTTGGATTCAACATCCTGTTCAGAAATGATCAGTTGGGATTTGCCAGCGCCAATACCGGATACTTTTTTTATTTCAAACAAGGCAGTTTGCAAAATCAAGATTTTAATCTGGCGGAACGTATTACCAACCGAGCAGTAAACATCAATATAGAAGGCATCAACAACGATGACGTATGGTTGTTCCAGCTGGATACTGTGGGTGGTATAAGATTCTTTTGGAGATCTGTGCAAAGCGTGTATGCAGCCGCAGTGGAACAACTGGCACCGGGCACACAAAATATCTACAGTATCAGTAGTAGAGTAAATGATCAAATTACCTTGAACTTTGGTGACGGCATATTCAGTACCATCCCGGTTGGCATATTCAGAAACTATGTGCGTGCCAGTAACGGATTGACCTACATAATCAACCCACAAGAAATGCAGAGCGTGCAGATACCCATCAGTTATGTGAGCCGCACCGGACAGATAGAAACTCTTACCTTTGCTTGCGGAATTACCGAGCCGGTAACCAATGCGCAGTCCAGAGAAACCATTGCTGAAATCAAACAGCGTGCCCCAGCACAGTATTACACACAAAATCGCATGGTAAATGGTGAGGACTACAACAATTTTCCTTTCACACAGTACAACAGCATCTTGAAAAGCAGTGCTCTCAATCGAGCCAGTATCGGAACCAGTAGGTATCTTGACCTAGTTGATGGCACTGGAAAATATTCCAGCACCAACATTTTTGCCAGTGATGGCGCACTGTTTGAAGCAAATTTGACTCCAGCATTTCAGTTTTCCTGGGTCAGTGTCAATGACATTAGCGATGTGGTGTATAATCAAATCAATCCCTTGTTGATTGCAGCCGGATCAACACAGTTTTATTACGCTAATTTTCCAAGACCGAACTTGTCTGCACTGAACATATCATGGAATCAAAGCACCGTGATAGTGAATGAAACTACAGGATATTTCCAAGACAGCGGTGATATTCCAGTACCAATTGGACAGTTTGCTAGTAACAATTCGCAATACATTTTGCCCGGCAGTCTGGTCAAATTTGTGCCGCCTGCAGGCTATTTCTTTGATGCCGAAAACAATTTAAAAGTTGGCACTGCTAGTCTACCTAGTGAAAAAACTGAACTTTGGGCCAGTCCTGTAGCAGTATATTTGTCAGGTACAGCACAAGGGCTGGGTAATTTGCCTAGTGGAATTGGTCCTGTGGTTTTGAATACCTATGTGCCAACTGGTGCTATACCTTCGGAAGTTATTCCGATCTTGATCACAGATCTTCCTACCAGCCTCAAACAGGAGGTGGTAAATCAAATATTCCTTAATCAAAATTTTGGACTGGGTTATAATAATCTTACTGCCACCTGGTATCTGATAACCAGCAGTAATCTGGCTACCGGTGCAACTTTTAGTTTGACCAATGCACAAAATACTACAGGAACCAACCTTGATGCCAGCTGGTTGATACAGGCCACTACCAATGGGTCAACCTACACTGTGGTATCAAGAGCACTGAATTATTATTTTGCCAGTGTGGCCGAAACAAGATTTTTCTTCTACACCCCCAATCCCATTTATGACAGCAGAACTGGCACAGTGATAAGAGACTTTGTGAATGTATTAAAGATCAACAGCCAGCCAGATTTGAACTATCCATTACCGGATGACACCAGGTTGACCATTATTGATCAACCCGTGCTGACAGATGGGCTTACTGATGATTTCCAGGTAGAAGTCAGTTATGAACTCAGACCCGGCACTGCTATACCGGTCAATCCTGATTTTTTTGATGATTTGGTAGCTCCAACCATAGACGCCAACGACAAACTGGTATTTTTCCAACAGACAGTGGATTTTGACAATCTGCAAAGATATCTTTTACTTGCTAGTAATGTGGTCAACAGTCAGTACCCTACCTTGACCTCGATCCGTCTGGTCCAGACACAATTCACTGTGGGTCAGGTGTTTTATGCCTATGCACAATATCCAGGTCTGCCAATTACCAGTCAAGCATTTTATCTTTTGACACAGGACAGTGCAGGCAACTACAATTTGGTACTAGACACTACCTATCAGGCCGAGATCGGTCGACAGGATCTGTATTTCCAGTACCGTCATAACAGTCCTCTGACCAGCAGGATAGATCCTGGCAGCACAAACATTATTGATGTGTATGTGGTTACCAATGAGTATTATACCAGTTATAAAAATTGGTTGCAAGACAGCACTGGTACTGTGAGCGAACCAAGCCCACCCACAATTGATGCCTTGAACACTGCCTATGCAGGACTACAAACATACAAGATGATATCTGACAACATGATTCTCAACAGTGTGGATTTCCAACCCTTGTTTGGACGCAAGGCTGACGAGGCCCTGAGAGCCACAATCAAGGTAATACAAAACACGCGAAGCACTGCCAGCACAAGCGAAATTAGAAATCTAGTGGTAGCTACCATGGAAACCTATTTTGATCTAGCCAACTGGGACTTTGGTGACACTTTTTATTTTAGTGAATTGGCAGCATTTGTACATGCGCAGATTGGTGATTTGGTCAGTAGCGTAGTGCTAGTACCACTCAACCCACTCAAGAGTTTTGGTGATCTATACGAAATTAGATCGGCTCCTAACCAAATATTTGTAAATGGTGCAACTGTCAATGACGTAGAAGTAATTACTGCGTTGACCAGTACCAATCTGCAGACAGCTCCTGGAAGTGGAGTGATCTAATGGCCACCACTGTTCGCACAGTAGATTTTTTACCAGAAATATTCCAAACACCGGTCAATCGGCAGTTTCTTGCAGCCACTCTAGATCAACTGGTACAGGAACCCAAATTCAAAAAAAGCGAAGGCTTTATTGGCAGACGGATTGGGCCCGGAGTAAATCCTCAAGACGGGTACGTGATAGAACCAACAGCAGTGCGCAATCAATATCAGCTGGAACCAGGTGTCTGTCAAATCAATCCAGATGACACACACGATGTAATAGACACTATTACCTATCCAGGCATCACAGACGCATTGGCCATGCAAGGAGCTGTGGTCGATAACCCAGGTGCTTTATACACCAGCGACTACTACTGCTGGGATCCGTTTGTGGACTATGACAAATTTATCAATTATGCTCAGTACTACTGGTTGCCTCTAGGGCCCGAAGCTGTTGTTGTAGAAGCCACAGGAATTCCGTTGAGTGCCACCTACACTGTGACCCGCAACAATGGATTCTACACATTTTCAGGAGAACGTGGCAATAATCCGCCACTGCAACTGGCTCGCAACGGAGTGTATCGCTTTAATGTGGCTCAAAATGCACAAGAAAGCATACAGTATCGAGTAACCAACAACGGCACGCAAAACTGGGTAATCAATTCGGCCAGCAACCCAACGCTGACTCTTACACGTGGTAACACCTACATATTCAATCTGAATTTCACACAGCCGTTGAGTTTTTACATCAAGACTGAATTGAGTTTTGGCACCAGCAACCTTTACAATACTGGAGTCACTCGTAACGGTGCAGACACCGGACTAATAACTTTTACTGTGCCACAAGACGCTCCTGACACACTGTTCTATTGTAGTCCTACAGAGTTTAATCTACGTGGACAGTTTGACATAGTCAACGGAACTCCCGGCACTGGCCCAGGATTTTTTATACAAACAGTGCCAGGTGTGGATGGACTTATTCCGGCCACACCCAACATCAGCAGTCGTGATGTATATGGTGTGACCAACAATGGTGAAGATCTAGGCACAGTCACTTTTAATACGCCGGCAGTCAACGCTCAAAGTAATTTTTACGACATGCCGACAATCGGCAACATACCCAACCAACCAGCTGGCACAGTAGATCTTGTCAGCAATCTGCTGTTCAACGAGATTGATGGCGTTGCAGTTGATACTTTTTTACAAACATATCCCAATGGCATAGACGGCATTACCAATCTTGAAGGTCGGACCTTGGTAATTACGCAACCCACTGCGCAAAACAGTGTGTGGCGAATCAATTATGTACCCGATGGAGTTGGGGACCTTTACATCTCACTGAGTGAAATTTTGACTATTGCCATATTGACCAGATTCAATGTGCAGTTTGGTGATGAGTATGCAAGTACCACCTGGTACAAGCAGGTAGATCAAGACGTGGTACAGATGCCGTTACTGACCAGTGCCATTGACCTTTTGTTTTATCAAGATGGTCAAGATCCAGACATGTTTGGTTCTATCCAACTGGTAGACACCACCGACGTAGCAGTGCTTGACATTTCCACCATACTGGGAAAAACTGAGTATATCAGTCCAAACGGTATTACATTTACAAATGGACTCAAGGTAAGATTCCAAGGCACTACCAATCCTGCCAGTTTTGAAAACAACGACTACTATGTGGAAGGAGTTGGCACCAGCATTCAATTGCTATTGGTTGCTGATTTTTATACTCCTGAACCATATACAGAAAATATTCCTGTACCGTTTGATACCTTGCCGTTCGATCAGGGCATTAACACAAGATTTGACGGCGTATTCCAGGCTCCGCTGGTGCCCGATTATCTCACTATGAACCGAGCATGCCTAGATCAAAATGCCTGGTCCAGAAGCAACAGGTGGTTCCACGTTGACATTATTACCCAATCTGCCGAGTACAACAGTTCCGTGCCAGTATATAACCAAGCAGCACGAGCCAGAAGACCTATCCTGGAGTATCGCGCAGGCACTCGCTTATACAACTCGGGCACTCAAAGTGTTGGAGCTGTGGACATTATTGATTTTACCCAGACAGATGCGCTCAGCACTGTGAATGGCTCGCCTGGATTCACCCCAGATGGGTACACCTTGATCGAAAACA